TAATGATGAATATTCAACTTCTATGGATATTAGCCATCATTGTAGAGATTATATTCCTCAAAACATTGATGCAGTTAATGTAAGCTCTGCAACAAATACTTTGTTTATGACTGATGAACAGAATCAAAATTATGTTTATCTTTTTACATTTAGAACCAATGGTGATAGAATTGTTCAAAATGCTTTCCATAGGTGGATCTTTTCTTCCCTAGATAAGATTTGTGCTATGCAGTCTTATGAAAAGGATATGTACTTTATTTCTAAACGTCCATCACAACCTGGACAAACACCTAATTATAAACTATATCCTTACTTTATTTCACTGGAGAGTGTGCCAGTTACCACCCCTATGGTTGATGGACTGATGTATGTAACTCCAGATTCAACCCTAATCAATGGAACTAAGACACGAATTGTGTTACCTACCTATGATCCTCAAGTAACTAAAGTTATATTGACAGGTTCTGGTTTTCCAAATAATATTAGATACACGGATCTTACTATTGCTTCTGGCGATGTATCCTATAATGCTGGTTTAGGTGTAACTGAAGTTTTAGTTAACGGAGATTATAGAGCAAGTACTGTAGCTGTAGGCAGACCATACGAAATGAATGTAGAACTTTCTCAACAAACATTCCGTAGTTCACAAGACCCCAATACTTCGTATGAAGGTGTATTAAACTTAAAGAGAGTAACCTTTAAGCATTTAAATTCCGGTTCATACGATATTGTAATTGAACGCCGTGGTCGTGTCGATTCTCCAGTTACTTTCTATCCTTTAGACATTAATAGTATTGTGGATAATTTAGGAAGTTTAAAGATAGATACAGTTGGTGAGCATTTAGTAAAAGTACTTAGTTACTCAGAGGGTTGTAAGATTTTTATTAAATCATCATATCCTACACCATGTAATATTTCAAATATCGAAATCGTTGGTAACTTTAGATCATATAATACCAGCGTTGAATAAGGAGTTTCTATGCCCTGTTACAGTTATACAAATGCAAATCCAGTATTATTTACTAATGTTATAAGCACACAGACAGTATCTGGAGCTACCTATTCATATTCAACCTTGGCTTTAATTTGTGAGTTTCCAGTAGATGATCAACTTCAAGTATTTAAGAAAAACTCTACAACTAATGCTGAAGTACAGTTAGTCTATACTACAGACTTTACTATTAACACTACAAACGAAACAATTACTATTTCTGCTTCCTTAGCTGGATACGACCAGATTGTTATTAAACGAGTAACACTTAGTGATAAGATGATCTATCGTTTTACTGATGGAGCTAAGTTAACTGCAAAACAATTAAATGATTGTTTCCATCAACTGTTATTTGTAACTCAAGAAAAGGGGTACTTAACTTCTACAGTAAATATTAATTATCCGATTTCAATTGCAGTTTCTGCTTGGAATAGTGGAACAACTTATGGTGTTGGTGATATTGTTTCTTTTAATAATAAAATTTATAAATCAATTGTAGCTAGTAATACAAATAATACTCCAACAAATACGGCATTTTGGTCTGTTATAAATCCTCAGCTCAATTCATTTGTTATTACTGGAAATCAAAACACAGTTGAGTTTGATCTGTTAAATCTTTCACCAAACTATACTCTTGTTTGGAACGGCAGTAAGTTTGTAGCAGGACCAGTAGTATCTACAATCTCCAGTCTTACTGATGTTGATATAACCCCAGTAAATAATAATGATGTTTTAATTTATGATACTAGTAATGGTAGCAAGTGGACAGCTAAGAGTCCATCTTTTAGTGTAATTGAAACAAATCTTAAGTTTGCTGATTATACTTTTTACACACCGGTTAGAAATACTTCTTATTTTAATCCAAGTAATCAGAACATCACTCTTAGTGGTACTGCCTTAACGGCAATGTCTGGATTTAAGGATAACAGCAATCGTTGGGTTTTAACAGATGCTCCTACTGTTTATCATATTATTAAGAAGACACTACCATCTGAAGCAGATCCAGTAACCTTTTTCTCCACAGTTAGAAGTGAATTAGACTTGGCTAATCAAAATCTAACTAATCCAGTTAAACTTAAGTTATACTGGAACTTAAATCATGATAGACAAAACCTAGATGATGCTAATATTAATCTATCCTACATTGCATCTAATGGTTCTACATATAAAGATAATCTTGGTAACTTTAAAACTGCTTTCTGGCATAAGCCAGAAGAGTTGTACAATACAGCTGGGTACGATATTACTGCGCCTTCTCCTCTTCTTAAACATGGAGTTGTAAACACGGGTATTACCTATTCTAGTGGTCCATATTTTACTTATAATAGTAATAACCCAGTTACAACTTTTAAATCTAAAGTAGAATCCTATGGCGTTAAGGCTTTTTATCTTAGTGTTCCAGAGTGTAGAGTAACTAGTATTTATCTACCTGTTGTATTTAATAATGGTGGTACTTATGTATTTACTGCTTTAAGTAATTTAGATAATGTAAGTGCAACTGGTCTACAATTGGGTCGAGCCTTACAAACTCCAGGAAATGAGTTTAATGAAAATACCGCAACTGATGGGGCTTTACCTATTACTGCTGGTAGGGGAATTAAAGACTATTATCTAATGGGCCTACGCGATATGGCTGTTGCTGGAGCACGGTTTAGATATGATGGCACTAGTATTAACCTGTTTGGTAATGGTAGTACAGATCTTGCTAAGAACAATAGAGGCCGTGTTTCTAATGATATTGCTAGGTGGAATAAAGGAAAAGTAATTGGTGCATGGTATGCAAGTCGTGCAACTAATACATCTAATCCAGAAGGTTGGAGAAATATTTCTTATAAACGATTTGAAACTACTGAAGCAGCTTTACCAGTTCTTTGGAAAATCCCAGATCAAATTATTTATTTTAATCGTGTAGCTTTGGCTAATTCTTTAGATCATTTAAATGGAGTTGAATATTTAATTACAGATGATGGAATGGGTGAAGGTACTAATAGATCAACACGAGATAAGATACGTTTTTCTGGATTCCATAGGTTGCAATCAGTAGCTAATGCTAATTCATCTACAACTTCAACCCATGATGGTTTGTATCATAAAGCTAACGGATTTTGGGATGCATGGCAACAAAGGTGGTCTGATCAAACATCAAATACTTTTGATTATAAATTTAATGAAGCTGATATTGAGTGGGCTTTAGGAAAGATTAATGCTCCAGATAATGGCTCAACTCCAAAGATATATAGAAATTTTTATGATAATCCTCAGGTAGTTACTGCTCAAAGTAATGGTTCAGCAGCTAATATTCCAGCGGCACATTTTTATAAATGGCCTTGGCGTGCTAACGATGTAAAAGCAGGAACTAATACAAGCCAAACTGAAGATGACTTTGGTGGAATTGGTGTACATAGTATTATAGAGTCTGATTGGTGTAAACTATTTTCAGAGGCCGATCAGTTTATCGAAGATCCCGCTGATGAATACGTTTACAGAATTGTAGCTCAATCTAGTGTACTTAATTACCTCAAACAAACAGGAATTAAAAACTTAAAATCTAGTATAATTTTAGAACACGGTTTTAGTGATCTTTCCCAAAGTGATGGTAATTCAATTACACTTACAACTTTAGAAAGTCAATACGATAATCCTAGATTTGAACCAACAACTAAACGTGCTTGGTCACGTTTATTTGAAAGTAAATTAAAAGTTTATGTAAAAGATGAAAAGGTTGAGCGTGCAAATGGAATTGACTATTATGTTATTTCTTTAGTTATTAGGATACCAAGACTAAAGTCTATTGGATATTCACCCTTTTATAGAAGATTTTTAAACAATACAGCAGCTCCTAAACACTGGCCCGCAGCAGTAGATACTGATCCAGAACTAGGTCCTTGGCTTGATTTTAATTCGCCTTATACACCAGCAAGTGTTGGAGCTACTTTAGGTTCATATTTTGATTTGACGGGTACAGGTGTTAACGGTGTACAGCTTTATCGACCTACAAACTTTACTACAGCTTTGCTTCTTGCTAGTTCACAGTATGTTGCTGGTGCTTGGGGAACTGTAAATAGTCCAATTTATAATTTACCAACAAGTGGTAGAATTGAATCGGCTGTAAAGTTTACAAGTCTTGGATTACCTAGTAATCTTTGGATTCGTTTATCGGTTTTAAATACAGATGGTACCACTGCTTTGTTAAATGGTACCAATACCAATTTTGGATTTACTACATAATAAGGAGAAACATATGGAAGAAAAGAGTCGTAATAATCCAACAGTTGCCCTTCAGTGGTTTCAACTTATTGTATTAGCTATCGGGGTTGGTGGATTTTTTATTGACATAGGAAAAAGAAGTCAACTCATTGATAAAACAGATAAAGATTTAGCTGAGTTAAGAGTTATCGTTCAAGATTTAGTTAAAGCTCAGATTCAAGTTTCATCTAATGATGCACGACACAATGCTATTTTAGAAGACTTAAGACAAAGAGTTATAGAACTGGAGAAACGTAAATGAAGTATGTATTACTACTAGTATTATTTACCTTAGCAAGTTGTAAATCTCCAACTAGGACTATTGCAGAAAATGCAACAGTAGTCCAAGAATCTGCACAATCAAGTAAGGAACGCTTCCAAAAAATTGAAGAAGCCACTAAAACCGAGCTTATTGATGTAGAGTCAATCCAGTCTGAATCTCAGGCTGGAGTTCAGGAACAAGAAGTAATTATTAATCTAACTAAGTCTACTTTAGTTGCGTTAACTAAGGTAGAAGACGAAGTACCTTGGTGGGCTAGTTTATTAACCTATATAATGATTACCCTTAGTCTCATATCCATAGTATTCTTACTATGGTACACAGGTTTAGGTAATTTATTAAAAGGTATATTTTACTCACTAGGTTTATTTATTCCTAAGGCTAAACTAGAGCAAGCTGATATAGCACGAAAGGCTCTAGCACAGGATAATCCTGTTACAGCACGGGAAATGGTAGCTGCACTAAGGGCATCTGATCCTGCCTTTGATGCTGCGTTTAAGAAAACAAAGGAGACAAAAAATGACAACAGTATTAGCTAGTTTTGAATCGTTCCTTGGTAGTGTTTGGTTTGCTGGTATGCTTGCAGTAGTTGGTTATATTGTGGGACATATCTTTCCAATCTCAAAGATTGCTGAGTTATTTGGTAAGAAGCCATGAAAGAAAAGTTAAATGAACTACAAGATCTTCTTTTAGATTGTTTAGTGAATGATCTAAAAGATCCAGATCGTCGGACACCGGGGCTGTATACGGTTATTAGAGGTATCCTTAGTGATCATAAGGATCAAGTAAATAAAATTCCAAGTGAATCTATAGAAGCCGTGGAGCAAGCTATTAAGGATGCTGCTCCATTTAAAATTAAGAAAGCAGCTTATTAATATGAAGATGATTATTTCTAGTGTATTGTTTATTGCATCAGCCGCATGTGGTGAAGTTATTGTTGCTAATAATCCAGTTGTAGATACAGTTGGATTTTACTCAGATGCTTATGATTCCAAGGGATCATACACCTATGCCCAAAGTGGAGCACAGGGGTTTGATCTTGAAGACTCATATTCAACCTCATCCATTCGTTGGTGGGGTTCTATGAATGGTTTTAATGATCAGGGTTTGACAAATATTGATTGTTTCCAGATTATTGTTTGGAATACAACCTTTAAGCAAGAGATCACAAACCAAAAGATTGATCTTTCAAATATTACAGTTACTGCAACTGGTGATTATAATTTCTTTGGTCAACCAGTTTATGAGTTTTATGTTCCATTTACATTCCAAATTGCAGCAGGGAGTTACTTTATGAATATTGGTGCTCAACTTAATGATGCTGCTGGTGATCAGTTTGTTTGGTCGCAGGGTCAGAATGTTGATCAGTTTTGGTTTACAGATATAAACGGCCAGAATAAGTGGGGTGAATGGCGTCCACTCCCTACCTTTATTGGTAATACTGCTGGTGGTGCATTTCAATTGAATGCTCCAGCTCCAGGAGCTATTGCATTAATTGGTATGGCTGGTTTACTCGGTCGTCGTAGACGATAAGGAGATTGGATGAAGATTCCTCAAGAAGTATTAGATGATTTTAGAAACCATTTGTATTTTTGTTTTAAGCATCTTGGTCTTGGGGAACCTACCAAAATCCAATACGAAATTGCACGAGAGATTCAAGAAGGTGCCAATGACTGTATCCTGACGGCAGGACGTGGTACTGGTAAGTCTACTATTACAGCTTGCTTAGCAAGTTGGGAGTGGCTTAAGGACCCAAACCTCACCTTCTTGGTTCTTTCTAATACCCAAGGCAAAGCTATCGACTTTGTTTCACAGGCTAGAAAGATCTTATCGGTAGTTCCGTATTGTCAATTTATGATCCCACGGGATCAGGATAAAGATAACGCACTTGGTTTTAACCTAGCGGTTAGAACCAAGTTTACACAAGATCTAAACTGTGCTGCTAGAGGTATCACAGGACAGATCACAGGTCTACACGCAGACCGTGTAGTACTTGACGATATTGAGGTTTCAGGTAAAAATGAAACCCCAGTAGGTAAAGAAACATTACTTAAGAAGTTAGCAGAACTAGAGTCTATTAGAAACAAAGGATCAAGGGTTATCTTCCTAGGTACTCCCCATTATCAGGACTCTGTTTATAATGTTCTTAAAGAATCATATCCTATGATTAAGTATCCAGCCGAGATGCCAGATACTTCGGTACCCCATGAAGTCGAGGATGTGGCACCTTGGGTCTTAGGATTGGATATAAAGCCAGGGGACGCTACACAGCCAGAGAGATTCGACCGAGAAGAGCTTGCCTCCAGAGCGGCTAAAATCGGCCCTAGTCACTATGCCCTACAATACAAACTTATTACTAGCTTAGCGGACCAAGATAGATATCCTCTTAAGTTACGGGACCTAGTGGTATTGGATGTAGATCCAGAAGTAGGTCCAGATAAGATTATATGGCAAGGTCAAAACCCAATGCCAGGAATTCCTGTGTTTGGAATCGCAGGAGATATAGTTCCAGTTCCTATGCATGTGTCTAATAACTACCTTAAATATCAACACATGCATCTCTGTATTGACCCAAGTGGACGAGGTACAGACGAAACAGGACTTTGTGTAGCATCTGTCCTAAGTGGAACTATTTTTATACACGAACTACTAGGCATCAGTGGTGGCTATGATGATGGAACTTTAATGAAGATTGCTAAATTAGTTAATGAATATCAGATTCCCCTAGTTAGGGTAGAGTCTAACTTTGGTGATGGTTTGTTTACTAAGGTACTTACACCCTTCCTAGTTCAAAACTGTGGTAAAGTAGGTATAGAAGAGTATAGAGTTACAGGTCAAAAGGAACTAAGAATTATTTCTACTCTTGAACCTGTAATGGCAATGCATAGATTGGTTATTTCTCGGAAAGCAATTAAAGACCAAGAAAATCAAATGCAGATTACAAGATTACACAAGGGACGGGGAGCCCTTAAGCATGATGACCGGGTGGATGTGTTATCTGCTGCCGTAGAGTTTTACAAATCCCATATGTCTTTGGATACAGGCAAGGCATCTGAAGATATCAAACAAAAAGAATGGGAAAAAAGAGTTAAAGACTGGGCTAATAATTTTAGAGCCAGTGATTATGTTCCTTGCTCTGGAGCAACCCGAGTGGTTGCAACAAACCAAAAAAAGAAAACAACAAACTCTAATAAACAATGGGGTTGGTAAGGAGATAACACATGGAACCAATGACAATGTTGGCTATTGGTGGAGCCGTTGCTGGTGGACTTAGTTCAATCTTTGGGGGCAAAGCACAAGCAGCTGCTATTAGACAACAAAATGAACAAGCTGTTCGAAACTGGGTAGCAAATAATACTCAAGTTTCAATCAATAACGCTAGACAACAATTTCAAGCTATGAATCAGTTTGAACAACAACTAAAAAGAAATTCTGCAATAGCACAAGCAGCTTATCAATATCAATATGAAGCCAAAGATGCATTAGCCGCCCAGTCTTCTTTTGAACAAGCCGAACTTAGCAAGCAACTTACTAGCCAAAAGAGTTCTTTACTTAATGCTATGCAAACAAAAGGAATCTCTTCAGCAAGTGGAACTTTAGGTGCTTTGGCAACAATGCAAGCTTTAAATGGTTTAAAGAGTGCTGTTCAGTTAGAAAAGAATAGACTTATGCAAGCCCGTAATATTGATAAACAAACTCAAAACATGCTTAGCCAACAGACAGAAAATGTCTTTATGCCAAATATTCAAGGCTATAGTGAAGCTCCTATCTTTGGAGATGCTTCGGCTGCGGAAACTGGTGGTATGATTTCAGGACTTTTACAAATTGGTGGAGCCGTGGCTGGAGCTACAGCAGGAGCCTTTGGTAATAGCGGTGGATCTAGTTCAACACCTCAGTACAGTACAGGTGGATATGGTTCATCAAGTAACGCTGGAAACTTTAGCAATACTCCACAAACATTTGGTAGTGTTTCTGGTGGATATGGATTAGCCTAAGGAGTAACTAATGTCAAGAATCAATACTCAAAGTTTTTTAAATACCCCATCTATTCAACCAAACGTATCTCCTATTCCACTTCAACCACAATACAATCAAAGTCAGTTTGTAGGCGGTGGAATGCAAATTGGACAACCAGCTCAAACAGTTGGTCCATCTAGTGAAGTTGCTATGTATCAATCCTTAGCTGAAATTGCTGGGGGTGTACAAAAAAGTTTAGATATCTTTGGAGATATTGGATCTCGTATTGATAAAGAAGTTGCTAATCAGGCTGAAATTGAATATGAAAAGATTAACCTTAGTGAAGATACTCCTGAAGTTAAGTTTGAAAGATTAGAAGAAGTTCTTCGTAACGCTGAAACACCTTTGATTGGATCTTCGTGGAAAGAACGAATGGCTTTACAGGGTCAAAGAAGTTGGATGACAGATGAAGCTAGAGATCAGTTTGAACAACAACGGTATAATAAAGAGTTTACTAAATTCTTAAATAAACCAGAAAATAAAAACAAAGCAGCTAGTCCAGAGTTAATGCAACGGTTTAATTTAGAATACCGAGATAGATATCCAACTTCTGAGTTTAATAACTGGTATCGTGTTAAAGCATTTGAAACCGATTCAGCCGTAATTCAAAAACAAGTTGAGGATGCCTTAAATAGTTTTGGACCAAGTATTGATTTAGCTTTTGCCGTTCCAAATCAGGAACAACAATCTGCAATTATTAATGGAAACCAAGAAACAATGCAAATGTTTCAACCATTTATTGGATTAGCTGATAAGGCTAGAGTAGCTGAGTCTAGAGAATCTTTCCGTAAAATGCTTCAAGAAGAGATTAAGAAGAATGTCATTGATACACTAGATCCTAGATCCACACCTCCCGAAGTTTATGAAGAACTAGCTAGAAGATTACCAGCTATTGCTAAAACAAAAGCAAATGAGATTTGGGATGTTGCATGGAACTTTAGAGAAGCTAAAGTTCAAGAACAAGCAGCAACTTCACTTAAGACAGCCGAACAAACATTTAAAACCTCTAATCAAAAATCTATGGCTTTAGGGTATTATTTAACCACAGTATCAAATAATATACCTTCTTTAAATGCTCCTGTTCGTGAAAAACGTAATGCAATGGAACAGATAATCCCAACTATAGTTGACGTATTTGACAATGCAATTACGACAGGATCAGATGCTGAATTAAGTTCTAAATATCCAGCATGGGGTGAAATGTCTGCAACTGAACGGATTGATATTGCAGAAAAAGAATTTGGAGAATGGATTAAAAACAATCCAGAAAATGCCAAAAGAATGGTTGAATCACTGGCATTTACTCCTGAGGAATTAAAAGGTATTGGAGCCCAGAGTCCAGAACAAGCGGCAGAAATTCTATTAGTAAAGAATGCACGACTAGCCGCATTAAATTCTAAA